ATTCTAGCAAAGGGAGCTAAAGCAGGATTTTGTACAACTTGTAGGAACTGCATTAGACGTTGGCTACGTACTTCATTAGCCATTAAGCTTTCTGTACCACGAGCTTTAACTTCTAGGTCACCTTTAATATCTGCATCAAAGTTAAACTGCATATTAAAGTTAAAGAAAGCTTTACCTAGTGGGGCTAGTAAGTAGTCATCAATGTTCTTAACTACATTACGTATGCTACCATTAGCAGCAGACATAAGCATAGAGATACCAGAGGCAGTACGTCCTACACCAGATACACCTGTCTGACCGTGAGCAAAGGATGGAAACCCAGTAGACTCATCTGAGAGTACCCTTGCCTTGTCAAACATCTGCATGTTCTCATTACTTACGTTGGGGAACTTAGTGCCAAAGATGGCTTGTCCAGGTGCACCCCCTTGCCTACGAAAGACTTTGCCAGGGTACACAGACAGGTCTTGTCCTGGGACTAAGTTAGTCTCATCAATCTCAATCAATAAGTTACCTGACAGTGCAGCATTATCTACAGCCATACGCATAAACCCATTCATTAATGTTTGGGTATCATCCATATTTTCTGCAATCCCTACACCAAAAATACTGTAAGGGTTCATCTCAAAGGGAGATGCAAAGTATGGAATGTATGCAGGAGTAAAGGGATTCATTACAAGACGTAGTACTTGTCCATTACAAATCCAAGCATTAACACTTAGTTGATCAACATCTTTTAGCTCTTTAGGGATATCTATTTCTTGTTGTTCTAGTATTTCTCTATCTACAAAACCCCAGAACTCAAGTACCTCAAATCTATCTACACTATACCCTTCTGAGTCATCTTCCATAATGTGTTCCCACCATTCTTTCTGGTAGGACTCACCAAGGTTAAGTGAGTTGTCGATTGCATTTTCACGAAAGTAAGGACGGTTCTTTAATGAACGTAGCTGTGAACGTGACATCTTATGACGCTCAATAATATACTCAGCCTCTTCCATTGTAGATGCATCTGGGTCAGGATAAAAGTTCCATATAGATACACTAGTCGTTTGAGGTATTGTTTTAAAGGTAGGAGTGTAACTACCTTCTTCATCCCAGTTAGGATATTCTTTGTCTACAGCAAACGGACCCTTCATAATACCTGTACCAAACAAAGCAGTCTCAAACGCAGCAGCACGTAAATGCTTCTTAGCATGAGACTCTTCTAGTTGATCATGTATTTTCTTTTCCATTTTCTTTGCTGCAACATCAGCAGGGTGGAATTGAGGAGAGGTGGGAGTTTTAGCTGGACCAGTCTGTAATTTATCTATAACTGGTTCTAGTGGTGATTTTAATCCACTAAGTCGTTCTTTAAAATCTTGATATGTTTCACCAGGAAGTAACTCACCCATTTCTTCTTGGGCTTTTTGTGCTTGTGGATTAGTTTCAAAACTAACTGTTTCTTCTACATTGTCTGGTAAGACTGTAGGATCAATAGTAATAGGAAACTTGTTGCCACCAAAGAGTACTTCAGCAATCTGACCATAAGCAGCTAGTACCTTAGTCTTAGTTACCTTAACAAATATCTTAGATTTTTCTGTGGAAGTAAATTGGACATCAGGGCCATATAAACCACGGTAGTTTCTATAAGCCTGTACCCACCGTTCTTCATCTATTCGTCTGGAAGTTTCTGCTTTAGAATACTTTTCTTTTACAAAACTTACTATTTGTCCTGCCTTTGGATCAGAGTATTCTTCTTCTTTTACATCATCAATGGCAGAAGTTTCCTCCATGTCCATGATCATGTCTTCAAATTCTTCTTCCATAATATATCCTTAATATCCAAATGTTGAATCTGACATTTGAAACCCTGAGCCATGATTATTAGGATCAAAATCAAATAGATTGCTTCTTGGTCTAGTCATTATACCATAGCGTATGGCATCATACAAGTGATCTTCTGAATGTGTATCTACATCTTCTGGGTTATTTTTATCAAGAGGAAGGGCAGGTAATTGAGATACGGTGTTAATACAACTGCTGAAAAACACCAGTCTAGGTTCTTCTGTAAATTCATCTACTTGTAATCTCCTGTGTAATTCATTTTTACCTGCAATACGAGAGCCTCTTGATCTATCAGATGGCCTCCACCTACAGCCCTTCATAATCATTTGTTCTGCTAGGCTAGGTCCAGTATCACCACGGTTATGCCAGAGTGAAGAGTCAAGCACTCCGTAACGCATTTTCTCACCATCTTCTGCTTCTAGTATCATATCAGCTAAGTCTGTAGCAGTTACTTTAGATACATACATTTCTCTGTATACAACTAGTTGCTCTGAAGGTGTTACAGCAACCCAGACTACTCCTGTGTGAGAACCATACCCATAGTCACATGCTCTAAACCTTGTCCAGTTTCCAGGAATATCATAAGGTTCTACTACATGGATTTTACGATTAAACTCAGGGAAAGCTGCCCCTTCATTAATATCCCAATCTCCCTCAAGTAATTGTCTACGTTGGTGTTCAGGCAGAGATAAAAGGTTAGCTTCGTACATACCATCATCAGAAAGATAGGGATTATCAAAAAGTGTTGCAGGTATAAACTTACGTTTAAAGAGTGGTTCACCTTCACGGGTATGACCTTTAGGCCACTTAATTACCTCACCACTGTCTATATCTGTAGCCCAGTAAGACTTGTTATGTTCAGCAGGGTCAATAAAAGTTTTCTTTACCCATTGGTGTCCTGGTCCCCCAGGGTTGCTTGTAGCTCTCATGTAGAGTGGTAGACCACTATCTTTAGTAGTACGTAACCTTGAGCGCATGTAGTTCCAAGGGTAAGGCGTAGGCCACTGTGTAAGCTCATCAAACCCTATCCAGTTAAAAGCCTGTCCTTGGTATCTCATAACGTCATCGTCACGATCAAGATAGGACATCCAAAGTGTTGCACCTGATGGGGCTACCCAAGTCTTATCTCTTTCCATAAACTTAATTCCAGGAATAGCTTTAGGGTAAAGTTGTTTAGATACAGAGATAAGTTCTCTTAGTTCTTCTGTACTACGTCTAACAAGTAGCATACTAGCGTGAGGATTGTTAAAATATCTAACAGGATCAGCAACTAAACTGTAGCTCTTACCACCCCCTGCACTGCCACCATATAGTACTTCTTGTTCTGTAGAGGCTAGAAAAGCTGTCTGTGGTCCAGGATTAGGCTCAAAAATAACTTCTCTAGGTGTTTCTAAGACTTCAGGCTTAAGAAAGACTTGGGGTTTCTCTACCACCTTGGATTTTGGCTTCGATTTTTTCTGCTTTCTCAAGGGCTTCTTTGTATCGCTGGGCAAGGTAGCGTTTGTTTGAAGCTGCTGTCTTACGCTTTTGCTCAATTTTAACTCTCTTCATTAAACCCACATGGGATATATACCTACCTGACTGAGTACTTAGCCAGTTTGCTACATCACGATAACTATACTGTTTTAAAAACTTCTTTGCTTTTTCATACAGTTCTAGTTCATCTTCTATTGGCAGTAGTATATCTAAGTCTTCAGGATCTTGTTTGTAACCAAATGGTATGTGTCTTCCTATCCTAACGACAGGATGCCACTCAAAACCATTCTCTGTAGTTTCTGGTGGCGGTAGTTGCCACTGTTTAGTTATCTTCATTTTCTTTGGGTGGTAAAATAAACAAAGGACTTTCAGATTTAACTTCTACTTTTTCAGTCTTAACAAAGCCAGCCCTATCAAGTAAGTCTTTAGCTGCTGCCATTTTTTCTTTATTACCTAAGTCTGTAGGGCTATCAAGTATTTCCATCATAGACCATGCTGCCTGTGGCCCTCGTGTTGCAAGAAACTTCTTAGTTAGTTCTGCAACTTCATTCTGTAGAGAGTTTAGAATACTTGTAGAAGATATACCATTAGCATACCCAGCAATCTTAAGTGCTTTTACTGGATTACCCTGTGCTTCTTCAAACAACACATCTAAAAACTTTTGTTGTTTTTCTGTGAGGTTACGGGTCATGTTGTCACTTTCCTATAGGCTCTGGTTTTTTTTGCAACTTTTTTAGGTTGAGGTACATGCTGCTTACCTGCCTTAGTGCCTTGTCGTTTAGCTCTGGTTGTAGCGGCATACTCACTGGAGCTAAGAGACTTAATAGCCTTAGCAGGTAAATACCGTTCACCAGTTTTAGCACTAGGCTTGCCACTCTTAGTACGCCACTTTTGTTTGGACCATGATTTTAAACTCTTCTGTGATTTAGCTAAAGCCATATTAACAGCAATCACACCCTTCGTGACACTTTTTATTTAACAAAGCACACCATAATCTTTTAAAATATTTTTTCATTTGTAACCACCACCTTTTGCTTTATATTTTTTAGCTACCATTTGAGCTTTACGTGCAGACCACTGACCAGGTTTACCCCCTGAAGAGCCAGCCTTTACAGAAGCTACAAGAGACTTACGCATACCAGGCTTAGTATAATTACCTGCTGCATTGACGGTAGATTTTGCTTTCGATTTCGCCACGGGTTATTCCTATATCTTTTAATTGATTATCTGACATATTCCGTAGCTGCCAGTGAGCTACTCTTTTTTCTTGAGTAATTTGAATTAAGTTGATTAATTTTCTAAACATGCACTATCTCCTTTTAATTGCACTAGGGATAGTTTTACATATTTTAGTATAAATTAAAACAGATAATAATGCAACCCCGATATGCAATTATATCAGGGTTACACTTTTTTTAAGAGAGTACTGCTTTAACCGTTACGTTATCACTAGTAGCTGCTAAGATATTCATTATAACAGCATTCCCAATAGCGTCAGGTATTGCAAGAGTGTAATTACCTGCCTCTAGTTCTAAATCGTTAGCACCACAGTTTGCTTCTGCAGCACCAAAGTTAATTAAAAACTCTTGGTCAGCGTGAAGATGTACAACTCTAAAACCAGTGCAGGTAAAATGTGCAGTGTTACCTGCAGTATTATCTACGGTTACTTTTGTTTGTACACTCCACTGTAACGTGTTAGGTTGGAATGTGCCTACGGAAGTTGACATGTATCATTCCCCCTTAATGTACTGAGTATTCTAGTTCAACAGTAAATCGACCTGCAGATGCATCACCGTTCATAGTGGTAGTAGCAAACACGTACAAGTGTGTATGTGCAATAGCTGCTTGTACTAGTGGATCAAATATATGATACCCTGCTGCATCTAAATCAAGGTCTACCTCAGTTACTGAGTCAGTAGCAGAAATACGTGGATTAAATGATGCCACTCCTGCACCTACAATTTCAGTACCTGATGATACTACAGCAGCATTAGTAGCAATGCCAGAAGTAGGGTTAAGTGCTAGACCACCTACAAGTGTTGGTCCTGCTACAGTAGTAATAAATACTAATGCACGATGAATAAAGAACTTAGTAGGGGTTACAATACCTGATGGAGTAGATGTATCTAATGTACCCAGTTCTACAAGACAGTCACCATCTGCATAAGCAGCACTAGTGTTTGTATCTGCTAGTGAACCTACAAATGTTTGGATCTTACGTGTTCCAAATGAATGTAGTAGTCCTGTACCTGTAATAGAATCAGAAAAAGTTCCTGTTCCTGTTATATCTATACCATTACCAAATGTAATATTGCTTTCATATTCCTCAATACCTTGAGTGAGTGTAGTTGTTGCCATGATTGTATTCCTTTTTTTGTGGTATCACCACGTTATGTGTTTCTGTGGGTACGCCACTATTTTATATTTGATTTCTTTTTAGTTGGTTTTTTCTTTCTAGGTTTAGGTTTAGCAAGCCCTAAAGGATCAAAACCCCTTGCTTTTCTAGTTTTGGCAGTTATACCTATAGCGTTCATAGCTTCTAATAATTTTGCCTCATAAGCAGCCTTTTCTTCTGCCCTCATCCTTGTATTTTCTCTTTCAACAAAGACTGCTTCAGAAACTGGTTTAGGACGAGCTTTAGGCCTAGCAGATTTTTTAGGTGCTAATGGTTTTTTAAGGTCTTCTGCAAACACAGCAGCCATAACTTTACCTGCTTTATTTGTGTAGTACAAAGCACCTGCTTTTTTAGCTGCAGAAATACTTTTATATTTCTTAGCTTTTGCTTTTTCTTTAGCAAGCGTAGACCCTTTTGATTTAATCTTTGCATTAAGATATTCTCTTAGAGTAGCCATATTTACTTACCCCTCTTCAGATTATTTACTTGAGACTTAACCATTCCACCAACATTGTAAGTCATAACCTTGCCACCTTTAGCATAGGCTTTCTTTTTCATCTTCATGTTGGCCCCGCCCATTGCGTAACCTTTTTTAGCCATACCGCCCTTTTTCATACCTTTTTTCATGTCATTTGCACCTTTACCATCTGCTGCAAACTTAGGTACTTTCATTCCATCAACGGTAGTCATAGGCATACCACCAGCGGCATATCCTTTTTTCTTCATCATGCCGCCCTTAGCTGCACCTTTTTTCTTCATTTTCATTCTTCTGGCTCCTGATATAAGTTATTGAAAACACGTTGCGTGTCCCAAACATATTCAACATTTTCTTTTGAATTAAAACTATGTTGATTAGGTTTAAAGTCAGGAGGACCATCTCCTGTTTCAAACCAAGCTGGGTGAGTTACTCTCACTCTATTATTAGGTAACGCAACAATGTTACCAGTATACTTACCTGCATCTAACAGTTCTAAAATATGAGACTGTTTGTGTTGTGCAGGATCGTCTGCTACTTCATTGTCAGTATAGTCAACAGTGAAGTAGTACTTAGCTGGGTAAAATCCCCCGTCTATCTTTGCTATCCAAGGCGCTGGGCTTGCACGTTCTATCTTATAAACACTGTGTGTGTGCGACATACAATCCCAAGGTTGTGCTAGGTAAGGTGGAAGTTCTTCAGGCCACTCTTCGTAGGGTGTGTCAGCTACTAGGGCTGTTAGAGGCATCCTAGCCCACATTGCTCCCCCGTGTACATTTTCTTCGTCTGTATCGTCTGACTCACAGCCTGTAAAGATAACTTGGAAGCTGAGTGTCTTGTTTGGCATTGTAGTTACTGCCACCACCATAC